TCAGGTGTATGTTCTAACTTACCAGTGTTTACTGCATCAGCAGACACTATTGACGTAGAGATTCATGCGTCAGGCGGAACTATAACTGGTGGTATTATTCGTGTATACGCTGTATGCGTAATGATGGATGACATATCACAGTCCAAATCTGCTAACGAAGTAGATCGTGATCTACTAGCATAAAATAACTTTAGGGGCTGACTTAGGTTGGCCCCTTTAGCTTATCTAAGGAAAAATTATGGCTCTAACATTTCTCTCGTTGACTAACGATGTAATTACACGGATGAACGAAGTAACACTTACTTCTACTACTTTTGCTAATGCTAGAGGTGTTCAGGTACAGTGTCAAAATGCTGTTAATGAGGCCATCAGATATATAAATCAAAGAGAGTTTGGGTATTCTTTTAACCATGCACAGAACAGCTCTACTTTGACTCCAGGTGTGTGTAGATACACTGCACCAACAGATACTAAATCAATAGACTACGCTACTGCTAGAATTAAAAAAGATGATGATGTTAATGCTGCAGGAAATAATCTAGTACTTCTTAACTATAACGAGTATATAGAAAAAGGTTATCCTAATGAAGAGGATCAAGTTAAGACAACAACCGTAAATGCAACAGATGGGTTGTCTGCATCTGTAACAACAATAACTGTTGCATCTACAACAGACTTTAGTTCAACAGGAACTCTGTANATAGGTGGNGAGCAAATAACTTATACAGGTATATCAGGNAATGATTTTACAGGATGTACCAGAGGTGCAAATAGCACCACAGCAGCAGCAATAGCTAATAGCACTACGGTAACACAGTTTGATGGTGGTGGTGTTCCTAGAAACATAGTTAGAACTCCAGACAATAACTATCTACTATATCCTTATCCAGATAAACAATACACACTTATATTTGATTACTTTACATTTCCATCTGACTTGTCAGCGCATGGAGACACTACAAGTATTCCAGATAGATTTGCACCTGTAATTGTAGATGGCGCTGCTGCTTTTGTTTATCAATACAGAGGTGAGATACAACAGTATCAGTTAAACTTNGCTAGNTTTGAACAGGGTATTAAAAATATGCAGAGTNTACTTATTAACAAATATGAGTATGTACGATCCACAGTCATCATTGCTCCTAGAGGTTCAGCTAACTTTATGGGTGGAGTTGTTTCCTAATGCCAGATCTATCTCAAGCTCAACCTGCAGCATTTAACTGTGAGGGTGGCTTAGTTTTAAATCGTTCTACGTTTCTAATGCAACCTGGCGAGGCATTGGAGTTAGAAAACTTTGAGCCTGACATTGAGGGCGGTTATAGAAGAATAAATGGTTTTCGTAAATACGTAAATCAACAAGTGCCTCAAACATCTGACGCTAGTGAAAAAATATTAATGGTTGCTAACTTTGCAGATAAAGTATTAGCAGCTAGAGGTGAGAAGATATTTAGTTCTGCATCTACTGAGCTTGCAGTTAAAATTGTCTCTACCACAGGTATGACAGGTTCTGGAACTATAACTGTAGACTCCACAACAGGATTTTCTTCTAGTGGAACACTGCAGATTAACGATGAGTTGTTTACCTATACTGGTGTTACCTCTACTACTTTTACAGGTGTAACTCGTGCTGCTACAAGTACAACTGCCGCTAATCATGCTCTTGACGATGTGGTATCAGAGTCTTGGACTGAAAGAGATACTGGTAGAACTAGTGCAGGTAAGTATAGTTTTGAAAGATACAACTTTGATGGTAACGAAAAGATTATAGTTGTTGATGGTACAAATGCTCCAACTATATTTAATTCTTCTCTATCAGCAACAGATGTTAGTGAAAGTTCTGTAGCAGGTTCTACAATAGTAGTAGCTTTTAAATCTCATATGTTTTATGCAGGTAAGTCTAGCACACCACAGACACTAGTATTCAGTGAACCTTTTGACGAAGATGGTTTTCAATCTGCTGATGGTGCAGGAACTATTAAAGTAGATGATAATATTGTTGGACTAAAAGTATTTAGGGATTCTTTATTTATATTCTGTGAAAACAGGATATTTAAAATGACAGGATCTACTGTTAGTGACTTTGCTATACAACCAGTTACCAGAGATATTGGTTGTGTAAATAGAGATACTATACAGGAATTTGCAGGTGATCTGTTATTCCTTGGTCCTGATGGACTTAGAACTGTTGCTGCTACTGCAAGAATTGGTGATACGGCTCTTGGTGCTATTACACAGAATGTTCAGTCTATATTTGATGCTAACATTAAAGACTCTACAGTTTTTGATAGTGTGGTTATACCAGATAAAACACAGTATAGAATATTCTTTTCAAAAGCAGGACAAGGTGAAAACTTAACTAGAGGAATTGTTTGTGTTAGAAGAGCAGATAAGTTTGAGTTTTCTGAAATACGTGGAATAAAACCTGCAGCTACAGATGCCCTAGTTGTTGATGGAGATGTGAGAGTTATACACGGTGACTTCTCAGGTTTTGTGCACAGACAAGAAGCAGGTAATACCTTTGATGGCACAGCAATATTAGCAAGATATAGAAGCCCTGATTTAAGTTTTGGAGACACTGGTGTTAGAAAACACATGCAGAGAGTCATCCTTAACTTTAAACCTGAGTCAGCAATAGATGCAGATTTATTTGTTCGTTATGATAACGAAGCTTCAGACTCAGCAAGACCTGCAGCATATGCCCTAGACAGTTCTCAGGTTGCAGCACAGTTTGGTTCTGCAACTTTTAGTACAACTAGTAGTGCTGCACAGTTTGTTTTTGGTGGGCCTTCACAGCCACTTGTAAGACAGTCAGTAGAAGGATCAGGTTTTTCTGTTGCATTAAGAATTAAAGATGGTGGAGAAACAGCACCATATTCCCTAAAAGGGTTTCAATTAGAATATCAAGTAGGAGCAAGACGTTAGATGGGTAATACATACACGAGACAATCCAGTTTTACAGACGGTGATGTTATTACTGCCGATCTGTTTAACAANGAATANGATCAACTTTTAGCTGCCTTTGCAGCAAGCACAGGACACACTCACGATGGTACTGCTGCAGAAGGTGGNCCTATTACTAAACTATTAGGCACAGGTATTACCATTGGTGATGGTACATCAGGCACTGATATTACAGTAACCTTTGATGGTGAGACTAATGACGGTGAACTTAAATGGATGGAAGACGAAGACTACTTTGAGTTCTCTGATGATATTCTTATTGCCTCTACAGAAAAAATACAGTTTCGTGACACAGCTATTTATATTAACTCTAGNACTGATGGTCAACTNGATCTTGTCGCAGATACAGAAATACAGATCGCTGCTACAACAGTAGACATTAATGGTAATGTAGATGTATCAGGAACACTTACTGTTGCAGGTGCTGTAGACTTTGGTGATGCTGCATTATCAAACGTAGGTGCAGTACAGCTAGACAGTATTTCAGGTGATGCTGACTCTAACACGAGCATAGCTTTCAGTGGCTCTGATGTAATTACAGTTACTGCAGGTGGTGAAACACAGGTTACGTTTAACAACGGATCAATACTTCCTACAACAGATGACGATGTAGATTTAGGTTCTAGCTCTTTTGAGTTTAAAGATGGTTACTTTGATGGTACACTTCATGCAGATGCAATAAATTTTAACGGCACAGCTATAAGTGCAACTGCTGCTGAACTTAACATTATGGATGGTGTTACTGCTACCACTGCAGAGCTAAATACTTTAGATGGTATTACAGCAGTTGTAGGAGAACTTAATGCTCTTGATCTAGGGTCTACAGCAATAGGTACAGCTATTAACTCTAAAGCAGTTGTGTTAGATGCTAATAAAGACTACACTGGTATAAGAAACCTTACACTTACAGGTGATCTCACTATTGGTGGTGATGATCTCACTATGGGTACAAATACTTCAGGACATATACTTGTAGCAGATGGTACAAACTTTAATCCTACGGCTGTAGGTGATTTATCTGAGATTAGTACGGTTGCTAACGATGACGTATTTCTTGCTGTAGACACCTCTGGTGGTGGTCTTAAAAAGATTACTCGTAGCACTATCGTTTCTGGTCTTGCTGTTACTGGTGCTGCTATATCTAACGTGGTAGAGGATAGTACTCCACAGTTAGGTGGCAACCTTGATATGAATGGTAACGATATTGTTACTACATCAAATGCTGATATTGACTTAGCACCTAATGGTACAGGTAAAGTAGTTGTAAAAGGTAACACTAATCCTGGTACTGTTGTATTTAATTGTGAGTCTAACTCACATGGTCAAACAGTTAAATCACAACCACACTCAGCTTCTGTTACTAACGTGCTAACTCTTCCTGCAGGTGGTGATCAAGAGATTGTTGGTACGACAGCAACACAAACACTTACAAATAAAACAATGGGTGCTACTAGCTTTGGTGATAACAACATTACTAACGTTGGTGACATTGCTCTAGACTCTATCAGTGCTGATGCCACAGATATTAATGTAGCTGTATCTGATAACTCAGCTACTGCATTTACAATTAAACAAGGCTCAGATGCTTATCTTATAATTGATACAGCTAACAGCAGTGAGTCTGTGTCTATCGGCACAGGTATATCTGGCACAGCTATTACAATAGGCCATAGTACCTCAGAGGTTACAGTAGCAGACAACCTTACAGTTACAGGTGATTTAACTGTATCGGGTACAACTACAACTGTAAACTCTACAACAGTAAATCTTAACGATCACAACATTGTTCTTGACAGTGGTAACAGTACATCTGCCGTAATCAATGGTGCAGGTATTACAATAGAAGGTGGTAGTGGTGATGATGCTACGTTTACCTATAATACTTCAGGACCAAAGTTTGAGTTAAAACTAGGCTCTAGCCACGAAGATTTACAGGTAGATAAACTTACTGCAAACGGTGGTCTAGTTGCAGATAATATTACTATTGACGGAACAGAGATAGATTTATCATCTGGAGACTTGACAATTGATGTTGAGGGTGATATAATCCTTGACGCAAATGGTGGTGACTTTAAGTTTCANGATGACGGAACTGAGATACTTAGAATNACTAACTCATCTAGTGACGTAATTATTAGACCTGTTGTAGATGCTAAAGATCTTATCTTTCAACAAAGAGATGGAACAGAAGTAGCTAGGATAGAAGACAATGGTACATTCAACGTTGTCACAGATAAATTAGCAATAAACGGAACTGCTGTAACTTCTACTGCTGCAGAACTAAACATACTTGACGGTGTAACATCCACTACTGCTGAACTAAATATACTTGATGGTGTAACCTCTACAGCAGCAGAGTTGAATATACTTGACGGTGTTACAGCAACTACATCAGAATTAAACTTATTAGACGGTGATACTTCTGTTGGTGGTTCAATAACATTGGCAGATGCTGACGGTTTTGTAGTTAATGATGGTGGAACAATGAAAACTATTCCNGCNTCAGATGTAAAAACNTANGCTGCAGGNAGTGCTGCCACTAAAGGATTTGCCATTGCTATGGCAATAGTATTTGGATAGAAAGGTAAAAGTAAATGGCAACCCCAAATATAATTAATGTAGC